TTATGAAGCAATTTCTTTGCGTTGTTCCATTTTTTGTTCCAAATTTAAAGCATCGTTTACAGCGGATATACTGTCCTCTTTTTCTAGCATTAAGTGATTATATACTTCTAACACAACCTTTTCAGAATCCCCTACAAGACGTGCGATCATCTTTATGCTAATCTTAGGAAACTGGTAGCATAAGTTTGTGCAGTAATTGTGGCGGAAGATGTGGCTTGTTAAATCTTCAATAGGACTTTCGCTGACTGCCTGCATTGCTTTTATGATTCTGCCCCACATCCTGCGGAAACCAGATTTTGTCATAGGCTTGTAATCACGATTTATGAATAAGTATTTCCTGCCATCTTTTCTAAGTTGTTTTATGTAACTAGAGATTGTATCGAATACGTTATCTGGTAACGGTAACGTTCTTTCTCCGTTCTGTATGTTTTTTACTGTTTTTTTCTTTGGTATGTTGTCTGATATGTCGTGTGATTTGTCAATAGATACTGTATGTGCTTCTAGGTTAAAGTCTGATTCTGTTAGTGCTAAGGCTTCGCCACACCGCAATCCACAGCCGTAAATGATATAGACATAGATTTTATCCATTAAATTAAAATCTGCCTTAAAAACGGCTCTCTGTTCGTCTGGTGTCAAAGGACGTTTTTCTTTCGCTTTGTAACTTATAGATTCAAAGTTGTCAAATATATCTGCGAATGATTGTGCGGAATAAATGCGATCACAAACAGCAGAGTGCAGGACCTGCTTAAATGTCATAACTATTTGTTGTTGTGTCCGTGACTTGCCTTTAGCACCGTTCAGAATCAATTGTAAGTGGCTTCGCTGTACATCTTGTAGCTTAATGTATTTAATGCTGTCAAAATGGACGTTAATTACATTGTCGTACATTTTATTTGTGTTGTTAGCTCTGTTAGATTCTTTATATAAGACTTTCCATTGTCTGGCATAATCAATAAATAGTATATCGGAGTCAATCATTGCCTGTCGTTGGTCCCTTAGTTGCTCAAACTCCTTTACGATTCTTTCTAAATCCTTTGAGCTTTTCTTGGACCGCAGGTGTTTATATTTCTTTTTGCCATTATCCTTGTATGTGCCATCCCACACGTTAGTAGAATAGTAACCATCTTTACCTTTTTTAAATTTAGCTGTTGCCATTGTATCACTCCTTTTTCTAATAATTGGAATTTGCGTTTTCTGCAAAATGGGTACAAAAATAACAGCCATGCAAGAGTAGTTTTTATAACATTGCAAAATAATATGAATGTGTTACAATAGATATGGAATTTTCTATATTAAAATTTTACGATGTTATGGAAAAGGGTTACCGTTCTTTTTAGTCTTCTAACGGTGGCTCTTTTTTGCGTTCTTGCATAACTGATGTAGTCATGATACAATATAGGTGTTTGGCTGTACTATCTTGTATGATAACTACCTTGTATTTATATTTTAGATAGTGCTTTGGACTGTACCTATTTGGACGTGGGTACGGTCCTTTTTTATTATAAAATTTTCCAAGAATTACCACAATCCTTGCATATTGCAAATTTTGAATTTGAAATATTTGTTGACGTTTTTGTTTTTTCGCTGTATTTGGATTTCTTTGGTGTTAATGCCCAAAGACCACCAGTAGCTAATATCATGCCTGCACGACCTGCACTGTTACCTGCACGAGTAACAACACTTTTCTTTCTAACTTCATTTCTGCCAGAAGATGAGGAAGAAGTAGGTGTCAATGTGTATTCGATATTAAAGCTATGACATTTTTTGCAGTATGGCTTGTTTAAATATTTAGCTCCATAGAAAAACTCTGCTTCGTTCGGATTTGCCCTCTTAAGAATCTCGTAATATGCATCTGTTATTCCGTTCTTGTTAATTTTATTGACAGGAATGTAAGATAAACTAAATCCGAATATCTTCTTTTTTCCTTTAAGTTGATTAGTTGTAAATGAATATTTTAGCTTATCAACTAGTTCGGGATCGCCATAATCTAATCTGGTTATAATGTCCTCGACACGTTTCTTTTTCCCAGTGTCAAATTGGCAGAAGTAACACGCTTCTTTTGTGACAAAGCCTACATACTGGAACAAAAAGGCGTTTTCTTTATATGAACCGATAGAAATTATCAAATCATCTGGATTTTGAATAATTCCTTTTTCTAATGCAAGATTTGTTAAAATCTCATCGTTTTCATATTCAACTTTTTCTTCTTCGGTATCAATAGATAATTCTTTTAAGATTTCCTCTGTAGGGCATCCGCAGTTAGGACACGCAGGAGCTTTTTCAGAAAACTCTTTCCCACATTCAGTGCAAGTTATTAGTGCCATGTAAAATCCCTCCTTTTATAATGTATAACAGGCAACATACCAACCAAAATCCCCATCAAATCCCCATCAAGAAACCACGGTTTTATGCGGTTTGTAGGACTTTTTACATAGTAGAATCCCCAACAAATCCCCAACAAATCCCCATCAAAACACCATCAAGGTATGTTTTTTACTTCTGAAAATCTCAAAAACCACGTATTTATGCGGTTTTCAGCACTATGCAAAAAAATATTTTATTTTATGGTTGACAAATCACGTTTTATGGTGTATTTTTATTTTCTTTTATATAAATATATAGTATCTAAAGACTATAGTTATATATAACCTATATAGTATTATAATAAATAATATATTTATATTTAATTAAAAAGAAAAAAAATAAAACAAAAAAAGAAAAAGTTTAGAGCTGTTTAAATGCAATTAGCTGTGGGGTGTATCCTGTCAGCATTGCAAGTTGCTCTTTTGTATAATCTTTGTGTTCAAGTATCACTTCGTCTGGTATCAAAAGTTCAGAAGCAAATGTCTGTGCTTCTTGTTCGATAGAGTTCTCATAACAGTTCTTGCCGAATGAGAAGAAATAAAAATCTTCTTTGTGCAAGACCGCATGACCTAACTCATGAGCTAAGACCTCGTAATACTTTTTTTCGTTGTCTAATATTTTTTCATTTATGTAAATAAAATCTCTTTCGTGAATCTTTAAATAGCAACCAGATATTTTTTTTAAGTCCCCGATCTGGATGATTATGTCTAATTCTTTTGCAAGCCTAACGGGGTTTCTGGTTTCGTATTTTTTAATCAAATTGTATACAATAGATTTAATTTGATTATGATTCATACATTCATATCCTTTCTTCACTTATTTTTCTGTTTAAGATATATAAGTGACATTTCATACTGAGCTAAGATCGCATCAAGAGATTCATCGTCAAGTTTTTCCCCATCGTAGTAGATAGGGTGTCTAGTCCTGTTTTTAAGTAAATCTCTCATTCTCTCCAGTTCGTCTTTGATGTCTATTACACGGTTATCTTTTTCTTTTTTATCCTCCTCCTTTCCTGTCATGAGGTAATCAATTGATACCCCGAAATAATTTGAAATCGTTTCTGCTAAATCCATACCTATTTTGGAATTTTTCTTTTTCCAAGTACTGATAGTAGAGGTTGAAACCCCTGTGTCTTTACAAAAACGATAGGCTGTTATGCCACGTCTTTTCAACAATTTTTCAAAAATTTCATACATAGCGTTGCCCCTTTTTATAAAAATAATTCGACACAACGAAATAAACCCCTTGACTACCTCGTCAAAACGTGCTAATATACACTTGTAGCTCGGATGAGCGAGGTAAAAACGAGTCGGTTTGGCGAGTGACTCGTGGAATCAAGTGATAAATAATTCGTTAATCAAAATATATCACTAAACCGAGATAAAATCAATAGTTTTAACTTAGAAAGGAGTGAAAAATTTGGTTTATGAAAGATATTGTAAACTAAGAGATGAAAAAGGTATTACGGATTACCGAGTATCAAAAGATACAGGAATGACAAGTTCGCTTTTTTCAGACTGGAAAGCAGGAAGAATCAAACCAGGTTTAAAAAGCATTAAAACATTAGCTGATTACTTTGGTGTGACAGTAGATTATTTTTTAGAGGAGAGTGAGTAGTGAAGAAAAGATATTCTCATAAAAAAATGAGAGCATGGTCAGAGTACCCATTGATTACAAGAATATCTTTTGTGCTTTCTTGTACAGCATTGGTACTTGCGATTGCGAGATTGCTACTTAAATAGACTGACGATAAGAGCTATTAAAGCAATTAAGACAGATAGCAACTCTAACCAATGTTTAGAAAACCAATTAAATTTCTGCTGATATTTCCTTTTGCTGTCAGCGGAAATGGATGAATTAATAGCATCTTGAACCTTTTGATTTTTGGAATAGTCAGAAGATTTCATTTTATCAATGGTTTCTTCATCTGGTTTATCAAGATGCGGTAAAGGATTTTTAGACATAGTACACCTCCTAGGGAGATTATAACACAGAAAGGAGTGCAGAAATGTATATACCACCATTTCAATTAGGAATATTTGTAGGAGCTGTAGGAGTAATTGCACTTGAAATCACAGCTGTATTAATCGACAACTACAGAAGTAAAAAGAGAAGAGAAGCACGAAAGAAATAAAAATGCCCCATGCGGTACTGGAACTACCACACAGGGCGAATGTAACCACTAACTAGCCTAGCGGAAACAAGAAGATTATAACACAATTTTTTTAACACCGCAAGAAAGAGGTGCGGAATGGAAGATAAAACAAAGCAGTGGAAAGACTTAGAAGAATACTTTGCAACAGAGGTAATTGAGCAAAGTAAACGGACAGCAAAAAGATGGTTTGCAATCTGGCTAATTACATTCATTGCATTGGTTACGACAAATACAGTGTGGATATATGTGTTTAACTCATATGAATACGTTCAGCAGGACGGAAGCGGAGTTAACAACTATCACACCGATATTGATGGAGACTTAGAGAATGGGACAAAGAATTAAAGCTAAGAAGAACGGCAAATACAAGAAAGTGGCGTTCAGACAGGCAGGAATGAAGAAAAGAGGATACTACCGTAGGAAGAAGCGGAGAAAGTGAGGTAAACATGGAGTACCCGAAACCAGTTATGAAGATGGGAGAGCTTGTGAAAATGGGGTTCCCGAGGTCGTTTCTGGATGAAGCTTATCGGGAACGTGGACAAGACTTTGCACAAAAAGGCCCTAAGTCCAATTCTCCTATATTTTTCGATACAGAAAGATTTGAAAAATGGAGAGTAAGGAAACTAGCAAATGAGAACCAAGCAATGCAGAGAGGAGGGTTCTAAATGAAAATGGGAGCATTCATGATGGGGTGTGGGCTGTTAGTCTGCGGATTAGATTTAATGCCATTCTGGTTTATGGGTACTTGCGTAGCCGCAGGACTGGCATTAATCGCACAAGAGCGTGATGGATGGAAATGAAAAAAAGCACCCAGACATGCAGGTCTAAAGTGCTTAACAAAAAATGCATAACAACAGTATAGCAGGAAAAGGAGAATGTGACAATGATTATTACAAAAAAAGAATTTGAAACAATTACAGATAAAGCGATTGAAAAAACTTTTAAAGAAGCACAAGAAAAACAAAAACAGCTTAATGTTGACATGACTGCAGAAACAGGAAAACAGTTAAAAAAAGATGTATATAAGGTACTACAATTACTGTACAAGGGCATATCTTTAGATATTTTTGAAGACAAAGAAAAAGCGGAAGTTACAGAAGAAAAATATGCGTCAATGGTAGCAAACAATACAAAAATTGCAGTAAAAGCTGTAAAGAATCCTTTCGAAAAAGAAGTATACGTTCTTTTATGTGTTGATAATACAAAAAGAGTTTTTGATGTGATTTTTGGAGAGAAAGGTAACGAATGGCTCAAAAAGGAGTGTGAGTAGTCATGGTTATCACAGGATACACAAATGAATACGGAACAGTAATCCCTATGGAAGATGCAGATGATTATATCAAGAAGAGGATTAAAGGAAATAAAGAAGATAGACAGTGGTTTATCGACTATGCATTGGATGCACTGATGGGAAACACTGATGAAAATGTAAGCCTTAAAGAAGCATACTTTAATGATGTATGCAGTGTGAAAGAGGTCGATGAACAGGGAAATGTAATTCCATATAACGGAGAATATGAACCAGATGGGAGATAGATAACATGACAATACATGAAAAGATGATGAAGATTCAGACAACATTGAAAGCACCAAAAAATCTAAGAAACTCATTCGGTGGGTATATGTACCGCAACGCAGAGGGAATCTTAGAAGCTGTGAAACCACTTCTGGAAGAACAGAAGCTTGCGATGTACATAACAGATGATGTAATAGCCGTTGGAGATCGTGTCTATGTAAAAGCAACGGTAAAGGTGCAAGATATAGAAACAGAAGCAAGTGTAGCAACAACAGCACTTGCAAGAGAAGCACTTAATAAAAAAGGAATGGATGATTCTCAGATAACAGGAACGGCATCATCTTATGCACGTAAGTATGCCTTAAATGGAATCTTCTTACTGGATGATACAAAAGATGCTGATACGGACGAAAATCAAAAAGAACGCAAAGCAAGAGCGGACAAGCAGACAGACGATAACAACGCAGAAGCAATCAGAGGTATGAAGATTTCAAAAATCAAACAAGATACACTTTTAAGCTTGTGTGATGAAATGGCATTTGATATTAACAAGATTCTTGCATCTTATCATCATAAAGATATTTCAGAAATTACCGAGGGAGAATATCAGTACATTGTAGCCAACAAAGACAAGGCTAACGTAAGAAAGATTTGGAGCTAATTAGATGGAAACTAAAGCCAAAATTCATGATATATCCATTGATTTTGAAAGCGGTAAGCAGGTTATTTCCCTTGTGTGTGAAAAAGACATACGAGGGGAATATGACCGACTAAAAGACAAAGAATGTCGGCTTAAGGTTGTTCAGTACCGTGAGGGAAGGAGCTTAGATGCCAATGCATACTTTCATGTACTGGTTGGAAAGATTGCAGAAGTAACAGACAACAGCAAGGTATATATAAAGAACAAACTCATAGCAGAGTACGGACAGCATGAGATTATAAATGGTTCTCTTGTATCACTTCCGCTAGATAACGATATAGAAGTGTACGACCTTGAATTTTGCCACCTACAACCGACAGCCAGTACAACTACCAATAAGGTAGGTAAGTTGTTCAGAATCAATCTGGTAATGCGTGGGAGTCATACCTACGACACAAAGGAAATGTCTGAACTAATAAAAGGAACTGTTGCAGAAGCAAAAGAGCTTGGAATTGAGACAGCAACACCGCAGGAGATAAAAGAAATGGAAGAAAGGTGGAGAGTAAAACTTGAAAAAGCTAACTAGTGTATTTACAGAAAATATGGACTGTTGCATTTACACAGGTTCTTACATAGTGGAAAGACATCATATTTTCGGTGGTTCTAATAGGAAGAAAAGTGAAAAATATGGATTTGTCGTACCACTAAGACCAGACTTTCATCCGAACGGTGTACATTTTAACAGAAAAAATGGAGATATAGATACAAAGCTTAAGACGATGGCTCAAACATATTATGAAGAGAATATCGGTAGCAGGGAAGAGTTCAGAAAGGAGTTTGGCAAGTCATGGCTGTAACATACACTATTCAAGGCAGACTGGACGGACTTAACACTTTTATTTATGCAAACAGGACCAATCCCTACAAAGGTGCCAGATGCAAAAAAAACAATCAAAAAATTTGCAAGGCATACATACCACAATGGCTAAAGAAAAAGCACATAAAATTCCCAGTGATTCTGGAAATTAAGTGGTATGAAAAGAATAAAAGACGTGATCCAGACAATGTCTTTTCGGCTATTAAGTACATATTAGATAGCTTGGTAGAAGTAGGAGTGTTCCCAAACGATGGTCAGAAACAGGTAGAGGGTATCGTTAACTGGATAAAGGTCGATGCAAAGAATCCAAGAATCGAGATAACAATCTACGAAGACGGAGACAAATATTAAGCAGGAGGGCAATGATGCAAATAAACATAAATACAGACTGGGAATGGTATGAAAACACAAATGTATTTAGATTGTTTTATCATTGCCTACTACATACAAATTTAGAGGACAAGCGGTACTGCGGAAAAGAGATAAAGGCAGGACAATTTGTTTCAAGTCGTGCAAGAATATCCGCAGAAACAGGGCTAACAGTAGACCAAGTCAGAACTGCTCTTAAGAAGCTAAAGGACACAGGGTACATATCCACAAAAAACACAAATAAATACACGATATACACAGTAAATGGGTATCAAACCTACATAGATTGTGGACAAGTTGCAGAAACAACTACCGAGGAAAACACGGTGGTTGAAAATGGAACAAAAATGGAACAACCAGTGGAACGAAAAATGGAACAAACAGACAAAAACGTAAAGAAAAATTGCGAGAAATCAAAAGAAAATTGCGAAAAGTCGAACAAAAAAGCAATCAATGAATGTTTTGAAAGACTCTGGAAACAGTACCCGAATAAACGTGGTAAAGGACAGGTATCTGATGCTAAGAAAAAAGTGTTGTACCAGATAGGAGAGGAACACATACAAAGGGCATTGAAACGGTATCTTAAGGGATTAGAACAGGATAGTGCATGGAGAAAGCCACAGAACGGTTCAACATTCTTCAATTCTGGTTATATCGACTATCTGGACGATAACTACGAGAAACCACAAGAACCGAAGCCACAGCGGAATCCTGCAAGTATCTTAGCCTGTGAAAGAGATTATGATTTTGACAGTTTAGAGATGCAGTTAATACAGAAACAACTAGAGTAAGGAGTGATGGAAAATGTATCAAATGAGTTTTTTTAGTAATGAGATAGCTTTACGAAGTTCTTCCATTACTAAGCAGACCAGAAGAGAATCACATCAAAAGGTTAATAAAGGAGCAATGTATATCTTGATTTTAGAACAACTCGAATACGGAGCAATGACAGCACGAGAGATCGCAACGGTATTGTATAAGCATAAAAAAGTCTTAGAACCGACAAGGCAGCAGGTACAACCACGGCTAACGGAGTTAGTGCAGGACGGACGTATTGAGGTGTGTGGCAAACGACACGACAGCCTAACAGACAGAAACGTGGCAATCTACAGAAAGGTGGTGGAAAAAGATGGGGTATAAGAAATTCACAACAGAATTTAAAAGAAAAGTTGTTGCGGAAAGTAACGCAAGACATGAGGTAAAGAGCGTTGCGAAAGAATACGGCATTGATTCATCCACCCTATTTAAATGGAAAAAACAGAATTTAGATGAAAACAAAGAAGAAAATGCCCCATATTCTCGTGAATACATAAAAATGGTAGTAAAGACAAGACTGACAAAAAACAATACGTCAAAATCTTGCTCACAAATGTTTAAGATTCCAGAGTATTTGATTACATTTTGGACAGAAAAATTTGGGAATGAAGTAAGAAAAGAAATTGAAGCAGAACGGCAAAGTAACAAAAGGAAACCTAGAGGTATTCATGTTACATCCAGTGCTGTCTACTGGAAATAAAAACTAAATAATACTTTTCTGGTTTGATTCTCTGCCTAAGTAACTGTAAATAATGTTTTTTTGTATTTTCAGATTCTTCCATTTTTTCATTTTTTATTAGGTAGAGACTCAAGCCAGAAAAGGCTTGTTGCACAGCAGGATTTTTATATACCACACGAACAATTAAATAAGAATCCTCGCAACGCATAAGTACAATATAGCTATTGTATAAGTCATGATTTCCCCTGCTATTAACGGCAGGGGAGAGAATGGACAGTAAAGGAGTTAAAATGCAAATTTATAATATAGAAACAAAAGCGATTATAAGTGAAGAAGAAATGAAAGAATTAGATGATTGCTTTATTTTGACAAACACTGACGAGAGAAATGATATGCAGACAACTATCAGATGCTTGAAACCAACATGGAACAAAGTAATTTGTAAAGAAACGTGTTTACAGCGTATTGTAAGTCAGCTAAATCAACTTACACAAGAAACAGTTATAGCTGTTGAAGAATCAAGTAATAATACAGATGCACTTATATTGAAGATAACATTAAAAGACGTTAGAGAGAAAATCTTATTAGTATATAGCAAGCAAAATAAAACAACATACATTGATAATTGGCTTATCAGTAGTGGCTTTTTAGATCGAGCTATCGAAGATTATTTAAAAAATAAAGAGGACTAAACAGGAAAAGGAAGTGGAGAAAATGATTAAAAATCTAACAGAATCAGAAGAAAAAGAGTTTTACAGATTGGTTGGAAAGATGAATGGAGAAGAACCAGACAAGAAACAGGATGCAAAGGTAAAGAAACCACGAGAATCAGAAGAATATTTTTGTATTAGTAATGATGGAGCTGTTATACAAAGCAGGTGGACGAATGATTCTTTAGATGAAGCAAGATGGGAATTAGGAAACGTCTTTTTCACAGAAGAGTCAGCGTGGTTTGCCAGAGAAAAAAAGAAAGTAGAAGTTGAAATCGAAAGATATGCAAGGGAACACAATGGCACAGCATTTAACAATCGTTGTTATTTAATTCGATGTGAAGAAGATGAGAAAAGACTTATTTGCGATACATGGGCTACAGCAAAAATACAGGGTACAGTTAGGTTTACATCAAGAGATGTTTTGGTTGATGCAATCGAAGCAGTAGGAAAAGACAGAATACTCAAGTACATCTTTGGGGTAGAAAGTGAGGGAGAGGAATGAGATTAGAAGAAGCTATTAAGCACGCAAAAGATGTTGCAACAAAGAAATATAGACAGGCTATGTTACATCGTGCAAATGCAGAGGATGAAAAACTTGACAGGTGTATTGAATGCATGAAAGAACATGAACAACTTGCAGAGTGGTTGGAAGAACTGAAAGAGTTGAGAGAATACAAGAAAAAGATGAAAGCACAGTTTCTTGATGATATTGAGAATCCGTTGGAACCAATTAAGCTAAGCAGTGCGTTAGAATCAGAGATATTTAAGTATGAGTATAGGAAAGAATATGGTCCGCAAAGGATTACTCCTTTAGATTATACAATCATATACGCATTAAAGCATTGTTTAGAAGAACAACTGAAAGAGGTGGTAGAAGATGAAAATTAATGCAAAACAACCAAGTATTAAAACATACACATTAAGTCATTTCAAGATTGGAGATGTTTGTATGGGCGTAAAAAATGAACATTATTATCTTGTGGTTAAATCAGAAAAAGAAAAGAAACAGCTTGTTGATTTGACAGAAAACGAGATTATAAGAGATGCAGGATATATGAGATTTATACCTGCGACAGCAGAACTTAATATCAAGGATGTGGGGTAAAAATTATGAAAAAAATATTATTTATTGTGTTTTCGATAGCAATAATGAGTTGCATGTTGGTAGGTTGCGAGGAGAAAGAAAGTAATACATATAAGGATGAAAGTGATACACAGCAGAGTGCAGCGTTAGTTGATATTAACAACATCTTATCTTATGACAACTCGACAAGGATTGTTTATTGGTATTTTAAAGATGGAGCAGGCAGAACAAGTACAGGGTTTATGTCCCCATACATTAGCAAAGACGGTAGATATTGCAGATATGAAAAAGGAAAGATCGTGCCGATTGAAAGGAGAGAATAATGCCGGTAGCAAGATGCAAATATTGTAATAGCTTGTTATTCAATGAAGATGTTGGAAGAGAGTATATACAAATAAATTCAGATATGAAAATACAAAGCAAATTCATTTGTCTTAAATGTGAAATGGAGTTAAGAAAAGAAGATTTCTTTGAGCCGTACAGAAACATGATGAAGTAAAGGAGTGGAAACGTGATTACAAAGACACAATTCAAGGACGTATGTAAAAAGGCGGCTATTTATACAATTATGAGCCATCCAGAAAGAATCAACGATAATTGTATAAACGACGAAGAGGTAGCAGCAATCTTAGTAAGATTTTATGAAAAGATTTTTAGAAAAGTATATAAAGGCAAAGAGGAATCGAAAGAATGTATAGATATAAATGAGATAGATGAAATATACGTTATCGCATTTGATTGTCTGTACAAAGATGATGGAATAACACCAAATTATGTAATATATCAAGAAAATATGTTGTGTTTAACAAGCATAAATGCTTTATATGAAATTTTAAGAAGCAAAATCGAAGATGATTATTGCGAATTAGGAAGAGACATTGACGGCTTATTAAATATGTGGAATGACTAACAGGGCTAAATAAAGGAGTTTATTATGCCAGACGAAGAACTAGAAAAACGCATCAAACTTGAACTTGCACTTATTCATCAGTGCGAAGAATCAGACATTATAATTTGCCACATTGAGGTATTAACAGATTGTTTTAAGTTTTATGTGATTTATAGAATGAAATATTCACTTTGTATGTCAATTACATTAGATGGTTTAGATATTTGTAAAGGAGAAACTAAATGAGTTATTCATGGTCGACAGAAGAATATAGCGATCATTACAGCACAGATTTTGACACAATAGAAGAATGTATCAAAGAAGCTAAAGACATGGGATGCAAAGCAGGTACAACTATCTGGATTGGAAAAGTAGAAGAAGTGGATATAAGACAGGTAGACCTAACAAGCATACTAGAAGATTTACACAATGCTGTATATGATGATGTAGGAGAACTTGCCGAAGATTGGTACATAGAAGATATAGATAGCAAAGAAGCCTACGAAAAGTGTGAAAATGCTATAAATGATCTGGTTGTTAAATATATCGAAGAAAACGGCATGAAACCAACGTTTGCAAATGTAGTAGATGCAGAACCGTATGTTATCAAGTAGGAGGAAACAATATGATTTTAAGAAAAACAACAACAGATTTCTTAAGCAAGCTTCTTTGTAAAGAGAAGTTAATAGGAAAGCACTATGCACGAGAAGTCACTGTAGATTACGGCACAGGTAAAGCAAAAAGAGTTGACTTTATGCAATTTGTACCAGATGGACAGTGTAGTGTATCAGCTTTAGAAAAAGGCATTTTCGTTTGTTATGAAATTAAAAGTTGCAAAGAAGATGTTTACAGCGGAAACGGACTTAATTTTTTAGGAGAGAAAAACTATATTGTTACAACGTTAGAGTGCGGCAAAGAGTTATTGACAGATATTAGGTCTGGGAAGTTAAAGAAATACATACAAGAGCATTATCCAGATTCATCTACAAACTTTGGAATAATGGTAGCTGTCAGAGGTGCAAAAGATGGATTTTATGATGGAGAAATAACAGTAGACAGTGATGTTAATAAATGGTATTTAAAGACAATTGCTAATTGCAGAACAGGGTTAAGAAGAAAAAGCATAGTAGAACTGTTGTTTTGTATGTTAAGAGCGAAAGGAGATTGACATGGACGTTATCAAACAAATAGATTACATGATTGCTTGCCTAGAGATGGCAAAAGAAGAATATCAGTATGAGAAAAGTTATGAAACAAAGAAAAAAGCAAGAGAGGACAACGACTGGAACTGGTACGACAGAAACAGGACACCAAAAAAGACGCTAATTAAAGAAAATCTTAGAAATGTTGGAAGAACAGGATTCAAGCTTGCGAAAGATTTAGAGGTGGGAGTATGAAAATATATTCAAATCGAGCTGATAAAAATGTGGACTGTATCAGAACAAGTATGAGAACAGGAAAAGACAATAGTTTGCACGTAACATTAAATTTTAGGAGAAATGTTGGTGGACCAGTTACCATGGAAGAAGAAACAGGCAGTGAAGTGAGAATAAACTTTACTGATACTTGCGAACTTGACAATTTTATTATGGCACTGACACAGCTAAAGGAAATGACAAAGGGTTACTATGGAAAATGGGAGATTGAAAAAGGTAAAGGAGAACGACTATGACAATAGCGGAGCAGGTAGCACAGTGTTTTTTAGAAAGCATAGAAAAGACAATCAATGAAAACAAGATGGATGTCGGAGCGTTAGAATCAAATACTTATTATCGTTCTGAAAAAGCAAAAATGGTAGTGACAGATACAAAGACATGGATAGTTATTGCAACAATGACCTGTGACATGAATCCAAAAAGAAGAAAACAGGAAAAAGATTTAGATGATTATTGCCGTAAAAGAGTATGCCCTGTTTGTATTTTTAAAAATCAAGAACCTTGTATAACGAACAAAATTGCCTATGGAGTAGCTACTAATAAAGAGGTAGAGGAAAACTATAAAAAGATGTTAGAAGAAGTGGAGATGAAAGAATGATACTAAAAATCTTACTTGTTATCATTGGCGTTTTCTTAGGACTGGTAGGCAGTGGTTTCTGCCAGTCCGCTAAAGCAAGAGATACGATCACAATGACATTAGAAGATTATGAACACATCGGTGCTGTATTTAACAGCCTGCCGATAAGAGAACGACATAAGAACTTAAAAAAGCAGGATGTGGCGTTATATAGATGCCCTAAGCGTGGTAACTACATAGCAGAATGGACAGAAGTTTGTGAATGTGGGAATCAGTTAGACTGGGGAGAAAGTGAGGACTTACATGTTAATAATGACAAAAGATAGAGAGATTCTGAATCTTGATAATGTTCTTGAAATTCGGGCAAACGAAGAAAATGTAGAATGTGAGCTAATGAATGGATATATTTACACAATACAATCATTCAAAACACATAAAAAAGCAGAAGATGCATTAGACAAGATACTTAGTCAATATGACAGAGGACAAAGGGTTATCAAGCTATAAAGGAGTGTTATAAATGAATAACAAAAAAGAAATAAAGGAAAATGACAGCCAATCTTTAGCACTTGTAAACACCGTAAGAGTTTGGGAACAACCAGAAGATATTAATAAGATTGAATCTAAAAAAGAAATAGATGATATTATCAAAGAAATTTTAGATAAAGCACCGAAACATCCTAAGGCAACAGGTTATCTAAGAATGAAAGAGGAACGTTATCATGAGAAGTAAATACTTTAACAACAGACAAGTACCTGCACAACAACGCAGGGTTAAGAATCGCAGGGATGCAGATAAGTTAATACATAGCAGTTATACAGCATTTCTTTTATTGGGCACGATGGCACTACACGACCAATTTGGATTTGGCGGTGCCAGACTTGGAAAATGGATTGATAAAATGAACGAACTAAAGGAATGTTACGAAAAAGGTCTTGTTAGTGTACATGACCTGCAATCCATGATTAAGAACGAAACAGGAATAGAGATCAAGTTTTGATGCGTTATCAATGCGTTTTTAACGAGTTTTAATGCGTTTCCACTCAATAAGCATATAAAAGGAGTGTGATGTTATGAAATGTGTTTGTATAGGATGCACAGAAGCAACAGGCAGGAGTTGGGATTGCCACACAAGATGTGACAGCTATAAAGAGTTTCAAGCCAAAAACGAAAAAGAGAAGAACGTTATCAAAAGGAAAAATCCTTATTACAAGTCGTTATCTAAAGAAAAATTTATGAAAAGAAATGCTTTAAACAGGAACAGGAGGGGAAGAAAGTGATTAGTACAGCTAAAGCAATAAAGAAAACCAGAGAAGCACAAGGAATGACACAAAAAGAACTTGCTGAAAGATGCGGTTATACAGTCACTGATATTAAAGCATATGAACTTGGGGAAAAAGAACCAAAACACATTAATCTTATGACTATAGCAGGAGTATTGGGTGTTACGATGTATGAGATGTTTGAAAGAATGGAAGAGATTGAAGAACCAGAGAATCTAAATCTTGATGTTATCAGAAACGCACTAAGTGCCCGTAAAGCTATTGTAGAAACACCATTGGACAAAATAACAGTGATGGCATTTGAAGAGCTTATACAGTACAAAGAGACAGGACTAACACCCGATGAAATTAATGGGATGAAAAAAAGACACGAAAAAATTGACCTTATGGCGACTGAATATGATAATATTTGCGAGAAATACGACAAACTATATGGAAAGGAGCAAATGTGATGTATTGGCAAGAAAAAGAAACACGATTAGATATTGATGATGTCAGAAACGCACTAGAAGCTTATGAAGCTAATATTGTAACACCATTGGACCGCATTATAGTGAAAGCATTAAAAGAGCTTATAGAGTACAAAGATATAGGACTAATACCGCAGGCAATAAAAGACATGGACAAGATGTATCTTGAAAAATGTAAAGAAGTAAATGCACTTGTAAAGACCTGTGAACGGCTAGAAAAGGAGAAAAGATGAATAAACAAGACATATATACTCTATGTACATTAATTCCATTTATGGACGATTACAGAGGTTACAATATGTATCTATGCGGTAAACGTGACGGATTCAATGAGTGTGTGAAGATGTTAAAAGAAAATCTGAAGAATATAAAAGAAGAAGCAGGGGTTTAATCCTCTGTTTCTTCTTTTTTTGCCTTTTTATTGAATTTTTCCCATCGTTCTGGATACACTTCTTGAAACCATTTAAGAAAATCTCCAAACAGAGCGTTTTCTGCTTCTTTTCTAACTGTGGCTGCATCTTCTATATTATAGTATCTTCCTAAATGGTATGTTTTGCCTTTAAATACTATTGTAGCAGCCCATTTTCGCCGATTTTTGTCCCAACTAACACCACGAACTCCAGATGTGTTATTCCGTAGCATTTTTCTAGGTTTGATTGATATAATGGATGTATTTTCTATATATCCTTGTTCACATGTCTTCGCTGCCTTTTTGAGGTTTTCTCTGGCGCTTCTTTGATGTGAGCAACCACAAGACATTTGTTTGTAAAACAGTCCGGCAGGAACTAGGTAGTGCTTTCCGCAAGAACATTCACATTCCCATTTATACCGATTTCCAACTCTTATTTGCTTAATTGCTTTACAACCATAATCGTTAATTTTACCAGTGAGGTCAAATGGTTTATAGTAATTAGCTTCGGCAAAACATCCGCAAGATTGAGTTCGACCAGATATTAGAGCATCATATCTTACAGTTTTTGTATTTCCACATTCACATTTGCAAATGGCATAAACTCTTCCTTTTTTTCTATAAGCATCTAGGATAGTTAATTTTCCCCACTTTTCTCCATTAAATTCATTTGTATATCGTGGTGCGTTTTTGCATTCTTCGGAGCAATATTTTGCACTTGGTGCCCCATCAAAAGTCTTTCCACATACAACACATTCTCTAAAAGCCATAAATAAACACCTCTTTCTGTAATGAATTATACATATTATATCACTAATGTACAAGAAAATTTCAGCGAAGGACCAGAGCTTTTCTGGTCCTTAATGTTATCTGTATGAAAAGTTGTGATCTAAAATTTCTATGTTGTAGTTTCCGGTTGTACCGCTTACCTGCTGATGCGTGATGATGTAGTTAGCTGTGATACCTGTAGTAATGATTGCTGTTAAGATGATAGATAATAATATTTTTTTCATGATACATTCTCCTATGCGTTTAAATATAATTTTTTTAATGATTCATTATCTGGATAATCAAGATCAAGCCATTTGTCAAAAGCTTCTGGATTTCTCTTTTCCAATTCATTCATAATCCAACCACGGACCATGGACAATTCAAGACTAATTGGTATAGCTTCGGTCATGTCAAATTCTTTTATAAGCTGTTCTATTGATAATCTGCTCAACATGGCTCTTGCTTTCTTTTCTGCGTTCTTAGTCATATTTCCCAACTTTCTACCCTCGTAACCTCCGGGGTGGGTGGTGTATGTTATGCAGGTATTACAAGACTGTCACGATCAGCCTTGACAAGACGATTTTTATTAAGTCTATCTTTCCACTGTTCAACAAGTGATTCATGGAGCTTTAAGGCTTCTTGCTTGTTGCAGGTTGTATAAGAATCAATTTCTTCAAAATCATCCATATACATTACAACGGTTTGGTATTCGTGTAATACTTCCACATAAGCTGTGGAAATATTACATTCTGTTTGATGTAACCAAAATTTGTGTCTTGCGATTACTTTATTCATTTTCAATCCCTCCTAAAATCTTCTTACAAGCTTCTACATATCTGTCTGGAAGTGTTTCAGTGTTCATCTTCCCACCGTTCGCTCTCCAGTTAAGATATTTTTTAACTTCTTCTTTTTCTTCTTTCAGTTCGAAAATGAACTCTTCATAAGAAACGAAGTCCTCATTTTCAACTAACTTTTCGATTTCTTTTCTTAATTCTTTCATTTTATTATCTCCTTTTCTTGATTGCTTTGTTCTCTTAACTTACTTTTATTATATCACTTTAAAAAGTTATGTCAATAGAAAATGTCATTTTTTATGATAATATTTCTCTTGACGTGAAAAGGGTACATAATATATAATGTAGTAAATAGGAGGTAATGAAAAATGTTAAAATACAAAATTGATGTATATGATGCACTGAAAAGAAAAGGATTTACTACATATAAAGCTAAAACTACAAATTTACTTAGCCAAAACACGTTAAACAAGATAAAGAACGAGGATACAGCTATAACGCTAAAGGCTTTAAATGCTGTATGTAACATCTTAGAAATGCAACCGGGGCAGCTATTAGAATATGTAAGAGATGAAGAGGACGAAAAAAAATTAAAAGAATTATAAATATCACTTTACAAAGGGATAAAGATATGGTAAGATAAAGACAGTTAAAGAAGATAAGCAAAGAAAAGGAGATTGAAGTCATGAAAAATATTTATTTAACAAAAGAGTATTACGGTGCCAAAGCCTTCGGTGCTAAATGGGAAGAAATGAAAAAAAACATTCTCGCAGAAATGCGGAAAAAATATAAAAACTGTATTGTTCAAGATGTGGATTATCTTGATCACATGCCATTCGATCGTGATGGACATCATGCCACTGGGTATGAAGTAAAGATTGATGGTTTCTGGGATTATGATTACGAAGAATAGAAAAGGAGAATGAAAAATGATGTATCTAACAAAAGCGCAGAAATTAAATTTAAAATACGCAGGTTTAGACTTGGGAGACGAGACAGAAAAGAAACTTGAAATCATTATGGAAGACAGCCATACAAAGAAAGAAGCTGTTGATTATTTATGCAATGGTTCAGCAGTGTACGAGAAAGAAGAATTTGAAAAATTCTTTGATCAGTACATGGATGAGTGGGACGTTGAGGAAGAAGATCAGGAAGAGTATAAAAAGATGATTGAAACAAACAAGCCGGCTTTTGACTGGGGAGTTGTAGAATATGAAGGTATAACATACTTTATTGATTATGTATTATAGGAGGGAGCAGCCATGAAAAAATTAAACGTGGAAGAAATCAAAAAGGAACTTGTAAACGAAGAAATGAGCTTCACAGATTTAGATAACTTCATGATGGAATCTGGATACTACAGTGTATTCGATGATGGAGCTACAGAAAACATTAAGCAGGACAAAAATGTAGTGTATACAGCTACAGACTCTAACGAGTGCGAAGTACAGATTTTCTTCGAGATCACAACAGATAATGGAGAGGACGAAGCCGAAGAAGCTTTCTACTTAAAAGTGACAGATGTGCAGGAGTTCTAATATGAGAACAAAATGGTTAGAAATGCAGGGCAAGACGGTAAATGGATTTAAAATATTAGAAGTTTACAGAGAAAACAAAAGAACAATGGCAAAAGTTGTCTGCCCTGCATGTGGGAAAACATTCATAACACGAGCAGAACACATAAAAAATGGGAAAAACTGTGGATGCACTACCAGAATAAAGATGAATGACCTAACTGGTAAAAAATTTGGCAGGCTAACAGCGATAGAACCAACGAATAGAAAAGCATCGAATGGTGCTATTATTTGGAAGTGCATTTGTGATTGTGGGAACGTAAATTTTGTTGACAGCGGAAGCCTTACAAAAGGAAGAGTGCAAAGCTGCGGATGCCTGAGAAAGCCGCATGAAATAGAGCAAGGTAAAAGAATGGCAGCAGAAACAAAGAAACAGTGCATTGACGGAACGAGTATAAGAAGTCTGACGATGAAGAAACCAAAGACGAACACTTCTGAAATAAAAGGGGTGTCTTGGGATAAAAGCAGAAATAAATGGGTGGCACAGATACAATTTAAGGGTAAGAATTATTACTTGGGCAGATACGCAAATAAAGAAGATGCAAGAGAAGCGAGAGAAAAGGCAGAAAAAGAAATGTTCGGGAAATTTTTAGAAGAGCATAAAGAGTATGTAAAGGATAAAAAGGATAAGAAAAACTGAAAGCTAATAAAAAATATGGAAAGATGGTAAAAGAATTAAATAAAAAGAGTGTTAACAAAGACACTTTCCACCATGGTATAATTATCTTAGATAATAACCATAGTCGGGAGGTGTCTTTTTTGATTAATAACAAACTAAAGAATTGCTGTAACGATTGCGTACATTGCGAGATCGTGACAGAAACAAAGAGAAGAGCTATCCCAGAGGATAAGACGGAAGTGGTCCTAGTAAATATTAAGTGTAGTCATATGTGCGTATGTGGCAGATATAGAGAGGAAGTGCAGAATGGAAGATAGAAGTATATGCTGTGCTGAATGTATGTATCTACTAGGAAGTGATACAAAGAACTACTATATGTGTGACGTAGGCAAGTATGACAGAATAGACAACGCATATCTATGCACCTGCGACAAATATAAAAGCAGGAATCCAAGCACAAAAGAATATAAGAGATAATAACAGATCGTTAGAGGTGGTAAATTTCGTTGCAACCACGCACCCTATGGGTTAAAAGAGATGTGACGCTTGCCTAACGGTCTGTTTAAATATATATAAACCAAGAAAGGATGTGAGAAGATGAATCTAAATAGAATTATGCGAAAACTACAAAGAGCAATAGTATCAAACGGATTTGTAATAAGCTTAGACACAACACAATTCTATTCAGAGGACCAGAAACGAATGATAACAATGTACATCCTGTCTATAAAAGTGTATGAGAATACAAGAAAAGGTTGGAGAGATACCAAGTATGAGATACTAAGAACCGCTTCACAGGTGGATATAATTAAATGCTTGTCTGACATATGGGCAAGCATAAGAGAAAGGAATGGGCAAATAAATGCGTAATGAACTTACACAGAAGCAAAGAACATTTGCTCATGCATGGATTAAAAACGGTGGAAATGATTATCAAGCCGCTATCGAAGCAGGATACTCCCCTGCAACAGCGAAGAACGCAAAAAAGAACATCATTGAAAAGCATGGAGTGAAAGAATATATAGCAGAACTACAAGCCAAAACAGATAAAGAAAATGGCTATGATATTATGAGTCTTGCAGACATACAGCGAAGACGGTCAATGATCGCCACTGGTGCGTTGCAAGATTCTTTTGGATTTACGCCAGACTTTCCAGATCAGTTAAAAGCCATGAACGACTTAGAAAAGGCTTTGACAGTGCAGGCAAAGGAAGAGGAAGAGAAGAAAGCAAGAGAAGAAGCATTAAGAAATAAAACGTACCACATGGACCTTGATATAATCCCCGATGTGTTCCACCCGATGATAAGGGATGTTAGGAATCATGGACATACAGAATATGTATTGCCGGGAGGACGTGGCTCTGGTAAATCCTCAACAATCCCCAATATCATTACAGAGCTAATGAGAAACAACCATGACATCCATTGCCTTGTTGTGAGAAAAGTATATAACACTGTAAAGGATTCTGTATATGCTAAAACCAAATGGGCAATAACAAAGCAGGAGTTCTCGGAAAAAGATTATAAATATACAAGCTCTCCTTATGAAATTACAATGAGAGACACAGGACAGAAGATATTCTTTCGTGGTGCTGACGATAAAGAAAAAATAAAGTCGATAGCACCAGATTTTGGATACATAGCGATTGTGTGGTTTGAGGAATTAGACCAGTTCGCAGGACCAGAAGAGATACGAAATATAGAGCAGTCCGCTATTCGTGGTGGAGATTTAGCATGGATATTTAAGAGCTTTAACCCACCGAAGAGTGCTAACAACTGGGCAAATCAGTATTTGCAAGAACCAAAAGACAACAGAATGATTGTAAGAAGCACATATCTGGACGTGCCTAAAGAGTGGTTAGGACAGCCGTTCATCGAAGAAGCGGAGCACCTAAAAGAGATCAGACCCGAAGCGTATGAACATGAATACATGGGCATTGCTAACGGTAACGGTGGGGCAGTGTTTGAGTATGTAGAAGTAAGAGAAATTACAGACAAAGAAATATCACAGATGGACCGCATATATCAAGGCGTTGACTGGGGATGGTATCCAGATAAGTACGCATTTACGAGGACATACTACGATGCGGCAAGAGAAACGATCTATTTAATAGATGAGCATTGCGTAAACAAACGGTCAAACGAGCAAACAGCCGACTGGATAAAGAAAAAAGGCTATAACGATTATGCGATCATTTGTGATAGTGCAGAGCCTAAATCTGTAGAGGACTATAGAAACTTAGGTCTTGTGGCACAGGCAGCAGTTAAAGGTCCGGGGTCAGTTGAATACGGCATGAAGTGGCTACAACGTAGGAAGATTGTAATTGACCCGCGGAGAACACCATACGCATACAAAGAAATTACAACGTATGAGTATGATAGAGACAAAGACGGTAATATAATAAGCGGATACCCCGACAGAGACAATCATGCTATTGATTCGTTGAGATACGCATACAACAGAGTGATTATGAGAAGAGGGGAGAACGCATAAATGGGTATATTTAGCAGAATGAAAGAGATATTAAGTAACCTTTTTAGACAAAAGGCAAGAGACGAATTTAAGATTAATACTGTTACCAGTCCAGAGATGCAGAGAGCTATAGAAAAGTGTGCATACATCTATAAGGGCAGTCCGTACTGGTTAGACAAGGACGAGCATATCAAGACTATCAACTTTGCAAAAGCTGTGTGTTCGGAGACAGCACGCCTTGCTACACTTGCAATAGGCATAGAGATAGATGGCAGTGCAAGAGCTAATTGGTTGCAGGAGCAGATAGACAAAGAACTGGAACAGGTACGACATCACGTAGAATATGGCTGTGCATACGGTACAGTTGTATTAAAGCCTAACGGTGCAAGTGTGGACTTGATTACACCAGAGAACTTTATAGTAACAGACGAAAGCAACGGAGAAATTCAAGGCATTGTGTTTGTGCATAGAGAAATTTCTAGTGATGGCAGGACGTATTACACGAAGCTAGAGTATCATAGGTACATCGAGGACGTGTATCAGATTACAAATAGGTGCTATGCTTCTAAGGATGCCAACGACACAGGGAAACCGATTGACATAGACGAGACACCTTGGAGGGGAGAACTGGAAGATGTAGGACTTACAAACCTAAACGGACAACGTCTGTATGCAGTTCTTAGGACACCGCAGGCGAACAATGTAGACTTGCATTGTAGTTTAGGATTGCCTATCTTTTATGAGGCAATAGAAGAGCTAAAAGATTTAGACACTGCATACAGCAGGAACGCAACAGAGATATTCGACAGCCGAAGAATGTTGCTGCTAGACTCCGACAAGTTAATGGAGACTGGTACAAGGGTAAACAATACTCAAGATGGATTCGAGAGAAGCAAGAAGCGGTTGAGATTACCAGAGTTTGTTAAGAATGTAAACAGCACAGACATTAAAGGATTCTATCAAGAGGTAAACCCAAGTCTCAACACGGATACACGATTGACAGGAATCAATGCCCTGTTGTCACAGATCGGCTATAAATGCGGATTCTCCAATGGATACTTTGTATTTAATGAAACGACAGGTATCCAGACAGCAACAGGAGTTGAAGCAGAGCAACAGAGGACGATACAATTTGTTAAGGACGTAAGAGACAAATTACAAGCCTGCATGGATGATTTAATAGCTGCACTTAATATATTTGCTGATCTGTACCAATTAGCACCAAGTGGACCTTATGAAACTGTCTACGATTTCGGCGACATTACATACAACGAAGATGAAGATAGAGCGAGATGGTACAGCTATGTTACTTCAAACAAGATTCCATTCTGGTACTATCTAGTTAAATTTGAGGGATTCAGTGAAGAAGAAGCAAAAGCACTTGAAGAAGAAGCACAACCGAAAGAGCCAGACTTATTCGGTGCAAGCGGAGAGGAGTGAAAGCATGGGAAAGTACAGGATTGAAAAATACCTTGAATACCTGAATGGCGAAGATGTAAAACTGCCCGAACCATTTACAAAACAAGAAAAGCTGTTGTACAACATCTGCAAAAAAGGAGTTACAGGCAATACAGAAACAGACAAAACATTAACGCAAGAGGGCAAGCCTGCGGATGCGGCAGTAGTTGGAAAGATGCTAGATGCGGCACTAATGGTAAAAGACCCAGAAGAATAGGCAGGTGGGATTATGTTAACACCTACCTATCTCTGGTATGTGCCAGAAAAGGCAGAGAAGCAAGCAGAACAACTACATAACAAGATAGTATCTGTCATTATAGAGCGAATGATGATAAGGCTAGGACGTGGGGAAGATTACCTTTTTACTCCTATTGACAAGTGGCAGATGGATGTATTGCAGGATGCAGGGTATATCTTGCAAGCGGTACAGAAAGAGATTGCACAAACAACAAAGATAGGAATTGATACAATTGCACGGACCATGAGAGAAGCAGGTATAAAAGCATTAGAGTGGGATGATGCAGTATATAAAAAGGCAGGTCTTGAACCAACACCCCTTAATGAGAGTCCTTATATGCAACGATTGATCCAGAGGAATTATGAAAAGACCAAGGGAGAAATGTATAACTTTACTGGAACGATGCCGAACGCCTGTCATGATAATTACATTAAGGCAGTGGATAAAGCATATACACAGACTGCAAGCGGTACGACAGGGTACACACAAGCGGTTAAAGAAGCTGTAAACGACATAATAAACAGCGGTGCAGACGTAACCTACCCTAGCGGACACAGAGACAGCATAGAAACAGCAACTACAAGAGCGGTTCGCACTGGTGTAAGTCAGATGGCAGGAGAGATCACGGATGCACGTATGGACGAGATGAACTGGGATATAATTCTCACGTCTGCACATTTAGGAGCAAGAATTGGAGACGGTGGAGACAACTTAACCAATCATTACTGGTGGCAAGGCAAGTTTTACAGCAAAAGCGGTAATGACCAAAGATTTCTGCCTTTTTCGGTCTGCGGTATGGGAAACGTGCAGGGAATCCATGGGGCAAACTGCCGACACTCCCACGGTCCGGGGGATGGAATAAACAATCCGTTCGAGGACTACGACAGCGAAGAGAATCGCAAAGAATATGAAAAACGGAAACGACAGAGAGAGCTTGAAAGACGTATCAGAAAGACGAAACGACAGTTAATCGGCATGAAAACGGCTGTGGATAATGCAAAGGACGAAGCCTTAAAGCACGATCTTGACATGGAGTATCAGAAAAAGGCGGCACTATTGCAGAAGCAAAACAAAGCCTACAATGATTACTGCAAAGAGAACAATCTTAAGAAGCAGAGCGAACGACTAAACACAGCAGATTGGAACAGGAGTCAAGCATCATCAGCACGAGGTGCAGCGACACGATACAACAATGCACGAGGTAAATAATGGATACTATAAACAAAATTATGGTAGCCTGTGGGTGGATTATAACAATTGGTAGTGCGATAGGAGTCTTATATACTGCCTATAAGCATTACAAGAAGCCTACGGACGATATGAAACATCGAATAGATCATATAGAGACAGATATTAAAGAAATTAAACAAAAGCTAAATAGTGACTACAGTGCTATTAATAATCAACGTGATGATATGAATCTAGTCATGAAAAGCATGTTTAATTTGATTGAGAACAAGATCACAGGAAACAACATCGAGGGCCTAAAAAAAACCAGAGACGATCTGATAAATGCGTTGACAACACACGACAAACAGTGAGGTGTTTGCTTTTGAAAGTATATGATTTTACCGTACCCGAACTAAATATGTTCCGTACGTATTGCAACTTCACAGATGTTGAAAGAACATTGTTCGAGTATCGGGCAAAGAATATACCACTGGATAAATGTGCAGAGCTTATGAACGTAAGCCTGTCTACAGCAAAGAGAATCAGCAGGAGAGTTAATAACAAGATTATTAGAGTATGTTAAGGAGAACAGAATGGTAATTGACGGTATAAATTTTAAAGAGCTAAATATCACAAAAGATGGGGAACTGATTGCATCCATTACAGATGGAAAAGATGGGATCGTACACAAGGACGGCTATAGAGTACAACTTGTAGTGGAAGATGTCGGCATGTCGTTTGCAGAAGCATTAGAAGCAATGAAAACAGGTGCAAAGATTAAGTTACCCACATGGGGTGGGTACTGGTATTGGGATACAGAAAAAGAAACTATTATGATGCAGTGCAGAGACAAGGACAACGGAGAAAAAGGAGACTTATTAGATATTAGAGATACAAAAATGGTGGAATACACACTTAATAATATCTTATCTAACGAATGGCTAATCGCAGAATAAGGAGTGAAAACATGGCTAAATATGTAAAGAAACCTGTTGAGATAGAAGCAATCACGTTTGATGAGCTTATAAAAAATGAACATGGTAAACCAATAGAACTTGAATACAATGGATATATTATCAAAAGATATGATGATGATCGCTATATCATTCCAACATTAGAGGGAGATATGTTACTTGGAAAAGATGATATGCTTATCACTGGTGTGGACGGGGAAATCTACCCATGTAAGAAAGAAATCTTTGAAAAGACTTACGAAAAGGTGTAAAAAAGAGGGTATTGAAAAGGCAAAAATCCATGATACAATATAAATGTAACAAGTAATAAGTTGTTGAATAAATAATTATAAGATTTTCTTTTAAGTTTTAAATGATAGTTGTTTGTTTCGGAGATACTTTTTTCATGTTATAATACTTTAATCCTTTTTTTATTTTTGTTTATGCAATATAGTACGGTGGATTCCTAACGGAGTCCGTGGAAGTATAACTCAGTTGGTCAGAGTAGTCGGCTCATAACCGACCTGTCACAGGTTCGAGTCCTGTTGCTTCCATTTGCTCACAATATCGTGAGCGTGAGAAATACATTTTGATTTCCCCAAATGTTGGTTTAATTTTTATTTTTCAACGACACCTTTTTTCATCAATTGGTGTTCCTCAATCTTATCCTTATTTTCAAGCACCATGGCCCCTATCATGGTGCTAATTTTTTAATTTAATATGATACTTTTGTGAGACTTTAACGACCTGTTAGAGTCTCTTTTTTAATGCGATAATTTACACATAAAAGGGAGGTGGAAGAGTGAACGGATATAACTATAATCCTTATGCACCAATGTATCAGCAGGATACAATGCAGTTGCAGGATAGGCTAAATCAGTTACAGCAAATGCAACAGCAGTATAATAAACCGATGCAAGAACCAGTTAATCCAGTACCTACGCAAAACGTGAACTGGATACAAGTTGCAGGTATAGAGGGAGCAAAGAACCAGATTGTACAGCCAGGGGCTACAGCATGGATGATGGATAACAATGCACCTTTCTTTTATGTAAAGAGTGTAGATGGAATGGGCAGTGCAACTTTTAAGGTGTTTAGATTTGAAGAAATACCGCCAGAAGCCACGCAGACAGTCCCAAAACAGAACGTAAACTATGATAATAGATATGTTACAAGAACAGAGTTTGAAGAGCTTCTAGCAAAGCTAGGAGAGCAACCAGAGAAAGGAGAGTTAAGCAATGAGTAATCCTTTAATGAACATGATAGGCGGTATGATGGGAAACAACAATCCTATGCAGATGGTACAGCAGGTAATGGTCATGGTAAGAGGGTCTAACAATCCGCAGTCTATGGTTGAGAGCATGGCACAGACAAACCCTGCGATCAAGCAGGCAATGGAAATGTGCAAGGGAAAGAACCCACAAGAAGTGTTTAATAGCCTATGCCAACAGCAGGGCATGAATCCACAGGATATTGTGGACAAAGTGAACAAATAGATATTAAGCGGTGCACAGCTTGGTAAATAAATTTATGGAGGACAACAACAATGAATGAAGCAATGGGACTCACTGCGGCAGATGTAGCGGCAGTGACAAGAAATGACGGATATGATAACGGCTTCGGCAACGGTGGTTGGTGGATTTGGATTATCTTAATTGCTTTCCTTTTCTGTGGTAACGGATGGGGAAGAAATAACGATACCGCAACGACCGCAGGCGAAAATGCTTTCTTATCCGATGAGTTTGTTAAGAGAGATATTTTCAATACAAACCAGAACGTATCTAATACAGCTTGTCAGACACAGAGAGACGTATTAGAAAGCAGATACACAACACAGTTAGGATTACAGCAGATGCAGGCACAACAGCAGGCTTGTTGCTGTGAAACACAGAAAGAAGTGTTACAGAACCGCTATGATGCGGCTTTAATGGCCCAGAATATGCAGGCACAGATGGCACAGTGTTGCTGTGATATTAAGGAAACAATCCTCGCAGACGGACAGGCTACACGCCAGTTGATGCAGGACAACACAATCCAGAATCTTAGAGATAAACTTGCGGACAGAGATAGAGACTTACAGTTATCTAACTTCCAGATTTCGCAGGTATCACAGACTAAGAACATTGTGGATGCTGTTAGACCATTCCCAACACCTGCATACATTACAGCAAGTCCTTATGTATCCTATAATGGGTATGCATACGGTGGTTGCAACTGCGGAAGTGTAAATGTGTAAATAAATCAAGCTTGTTGGAAGAATCCATATCTACTAAGTAGACTAGCAATATATTGACGATAGGGTGTCGGGTTCGGCATCCTATTTTTGTTTAGGAGGGAAAATTATGTTAAATGCGGTAAATGTAGCACAGCAGGATGTAAACAGTGGTGCAAACGTACTATTTGCGAATACACGATATAGTAGCAGACGTTGTACTTGTAATTATGGGTGGCTGAATCATGTAGAGGGGTCTGGTCTGTTTACGTTAACGAATAGATCAAACTGTCCTATGACTGTAGAGGTAGAATTTAACGGAAATGTATCCGCTAATGCAGCAGGAGCAACGGCACTTGCTGTAGAGCTTAACGGAGAAGCTATTGGTGGAACAGAAATGGACTATACAGTAGTTACAGCGAACACATTTCAGAACGTGGGAGCAACAACGGTTGTAACTGTACCATCTTGCGGTAGCTTAATCGTAAGCATCGGAAATGTAGGAACAACAGCGGCAATAGTAAAAGATGCGAATATTATTATAAAGCGTATCTCTTAAGGAGGTGCGATCATGATTGAATTTACAAACAATCTTGAAGTAACAAAAACAGAAGATATCTTTGACGAGATCAACAAAAGATATGTAGCGGCTATGATGATACACGGTCAAATGGCAGACTATTTCAACTTCTTAGGTTTGAAAGGCTACAAAAGATTACATGAATACCAGTTTCTTACAGAAAGCTTGGAGAGACGTGAAATATGCAGGTATTTTGTAGATCATCACGGCAAGCTTTTAAAAGATTCTTTTAGCGGTACTATAAAAGTGATTCCCGACTCTTGGTATACAGCCAGTAGACTAAGTATCGGAAAATCCACAAAGCAGAAAGCCGTAGAGGATGGCTTTATAGAGTATCACAACTGGGAGAAAGAGACAAAAGAAGCCTATGAGAAGTACGCACAGCAACTTAGAACGAACGGAAACGTATCGGATGCACTATTTGTAGAATGTCTGGTAAAAGACGTATCTAAAGAGCTAGAAACAGTTGAAAAGATGGTTACTGATCTAATCTCTGTAGGATACGACATGGTGTATATTACAGAGACACAGGACTGCATTCATGAGAAATACAAAAAGAAGCTTAAGGGGGTCAAATTATGAGTGAAATCAAACATGTTCTGGAAGAACAGCTAGAAAGAGAAAAAAACTCAGCATTAAAACAGCTCACAACATCTAATCTTGATGCAATGTATAAGATTACAACAACATTATGCAATCTGGAAAAGATGGAGCATGGAGACATAGCGGAAACCGTCATGGATGCAGGAGAGAATCTTATTAAGAAGTACAGCAATGGCAAGTATGATAAAAATATAGATGCATTGTATGACAACTACTTAAGTGCTAAAATGGCATACAAAGAAAACGGAGATCAAGGACACCGTGATAAACTTATGGAATCGGTCGGTAGATTGATGGTGGAAGTGTATGATATGCTTTCTTCTATGGTTATTGATTCTGATTTTATGGACGAGAGAAAAGAGATACAGCGACAGATAAAGAAACTTGCGGAAATGTAAAAAAAGAGGGTATTGAAACGGCATATTTTAGGGTTTACAATAAATATGTAGGAATTATGCAGATTTGCTACAGCCTCCTTGTAAGTACAGAGTTTTTTAAGCGTTTTTGGTTACATGACGACAGGAAAAGAGTTCGAGGCTCGAGTGGGGTTCAAGTCCCCACATTTCTTTTACCTTGACTTAGGTATATAAGTCTTAATCCATTACCGCAGACATAGCGGTATACAAACAATGTAGGAGGATATACAATGCAGAATTACGAACAGATTTTAGCAGAATTAGGAATCGAAATCCCAGAAGAGAAAAAGGCAGAGCTTAAAAAAAGACATGCCGAAAATTATAAGACTGTAGCTGATTATAATAAACAGGTAGAGAAAAAAGATGAATACAAAACATCTTTAGACGATGTACAGACCCGATTAGCTGAATTAGAGAAAGAAGATGTTGACGGTCTTAAAACTAAGATTACAACATTAACACAGGAACTTGCGGACGAAAAAGAAGCAAGAGTCCAAGAAGCTAAACATACAGAGTTAAGAGATAAAGTCAAAGATTTCTTATCTGATAAAAAATTTGTAAATGCACCAACAGAAGAGTTTATCCGCACTCAAATGCTTTCAAAATTAGAGAAAGAAAATGGGAAGAATGCAGAAGATGTATTCAAGGAGCTGACTACTAAAGATGGAAAACCAATTGAGAACATCTTAATTGATGAAAAGAAAGCAAAAGAACCTAAGATTGATATTCCGTCTTTTACGTCTAAGTTTAACAGCGGAGAGCAGAAAAAAGGTTATCAGAAATTAACGGCAATGTCTTTAGATGAACAGATGAAATTAGCGGAAGAAGACCCAGATCTCTATGTAACCTTATTAAATGACAAATAGATAACACCGACTCACAATTTGAAAGTGAGCCGCTAACCTAAAATCCCTTGATAGTTGTAGGTAGATGGGGCATATATACAAAGTCCTTATCTATTCACTTAGGGTAGAAAGGACTTTTTTTATGCCAAGAACAGGAACATTTGGCGGTTTTTCGTTTAACCCAGAAGTTTTTTCACGATACATGAATGAAAATCCAACATGGAATGATGCTATTATTGCATCTGGTGTGTTAGCACAGGACAATACAATCATGGATTTAATCGGAGAAAAAGGAAATGTCGCAACAATTCCATTCTATACACCGATTGATGAACAGGACTCACAGGCTTTAAACAACGATGGAGAAACAGACAATACACCTGTTGAAATCACAGGAAAGAAACAGACTTGCATGTTGATTCAGAGAATGAAAGCTTGGAAAGCAAAAGACTTTACAAAAGAGTTAACAGGTGCAGAGCCTATGACTCACGTTGCAAACTCTGTTGCAAGCTTTTATAAGCAGGTAAGAACACGTGACTTAATGACTACAGTTGATGCAGTTTTAAGCCTGTCTGGTATGGAAAACCATATTACAGACTTATCTTTAACTGGCGAGGGCACTGTAGGAGATGCAAACAAAATTGATGATACAACACTTATCTTCGCACAGCAGAAAGCTTTAGGAGATTCCGCTGACAAGATGGGATTACTTGTATTAAACTCTTACATCTACGCAAAATACAAAGCAATGGGACTTGTTGACTACAACAAATACACTATTGCTAACGCAGTAGAAAGAGAAGTAAATCTTCCTACAATCGGTGGATTTATCCCACTGGTAACAGACAGATTTACAGTTGATACAACAGGAACAAACCCAGTATACAAAACTTATATGCTTGGTACAGGTTCAGTATTGACTTGTGATAAGACAAACTATGAAAATCCTTATTATACAGACTATGACCCAGAAACATCTGCCGGTATCGAAAAGCTGTATACAAAGCAGGGTTATGTATTACATCCTAACGGATTTTCTATTAATGCTAACAAGATTGCAAAAGAGTCTCCTACAAATGCAGAGTTAGGAGCTAAAGCAAACTGGTCTTTAGCATTTAACCAGAAGAATATCCGCATGGGTGTTATTAAATCCAATGGATAAAAAGGAGTGTGATTTCATGGCGTACATTGACTATGAATATTACAAAACCCTTTTTGGAGAGAAAGCAATCCCAGAACAGGACTTTAATCGTCTGGTCTGGGATTCTTGCAAGAAGATAGATAATGCCACGACTGGTGTTGACAATGTGAAGAAACTTAAGATTGCTTTTCCAACAGATGAAGATGATGCAGAAGCAGTTAAAAGATGTGTTTGCGAACTTCTGTCAATCACATATAAGATTGAACAGGCAGAAACGAGAGTTGAAGCATCACAGGGTTATATCACATTAGAAGATGGAACTGTGATGAGTAAGCAGGTAGCATCTAAGAGTGCAGGAAACGAGAGTATAAGCTATGTGACTTCCAGTAACGCAGGTACGGCTACATTGATAGATAAGTGTCTAGCGGATAAGGAAGCACAGAAGCAACTATACGATGATAAGATAAGAGATTATCTGTCTGGCATCACTGATGCTAACGGAGTTAACTTGCTGTACATGGGAATATATCCAAGATAAAAAAACGGAGGGATACGATGTATAACGATACAATCACACTTTTTAATAGGTATGAAAGTAAATTGGGAGATACATGGTATCCCTCTATTTTGCATAATACGAACCTAAACATGGATAAAGCAAGCATCGTTGCAAAGTACGGTTCTGACTCACAGGACAATGCTGTATTAAACGTGCAGTATAGCCTAAAAAGCGGTCAAAAGATGGTAGGGAGTAAATTATGGCTACCGCCTAAAGAATGGTGTAAACAGACGAATGATAAGCTGTCAGAAGCACTTACGTTTAGTTCTAAGGCGAATAGTTTTGATTTCTTTATCGTTGGCGAATGGAAGAATGAAGAACCGATTGCAGAGGATGATTATATTGACGGATTCTACGAAGAGATGAAACTTAAGTATGATTATGTCTTTGCAATAACTGGAAGTGCCTTTTACGACATAATCCCGCATTTTGAAGTAATGGCTAAGTAGGTGGGTATATATGGCTAAGAAAAAATTAGGAAATGTTAATGTGAATACACAGAACATGAGAGCTAATATCAGTCTGGCGAGATTCGATGAACAAATACAAAGTGCTCAATATTGGTTAGATAGTCAAGTTATGACTGATATGGTCCCATATATGCCACACGAAACAGGTACATTTATCAATACTACAAGAGCAAGAAGTGCTTCTTTAGCAGGGACAGGACTTGTCTGTGCAGGTGCAGGACCTATGGGACGATTCTTGTACAAAGGAAAAGGCATGGTCGATGAATTAACTGGTTCTCCGTGGGCAAGAAAAGGTGCTAAGAAAGTCTTGGTATCTGAGTTCGCAGGAACTACAAATGCAAAAGAAGACTTATCATATTCAAATCCTAAGGCTACTCCATATTGGTTTGAAACAGCAAAGAAGAATCACGGTAAAGCATGGGTTACTCATGTTAAGAAGCAAGCAGGAGGTAACTGATGGCAGAAGAACAAAAGGTAGTCAAATACGATCTTGACGGCTTTGACGTACTAACAACAGCTCTAACTGACTTGATAAATCAGTATCCGAACATTCGAGAGGGAGAAGAGATCACTTTTTCAATATTGGATGATGCAGGCGGCAAGGCAATGTTCCCTGTGAATGGGGCAGTGATCGAGAGTGAGAAAGAAAGTATCACTGGTCACGTCACACAGGTTTGTTTGTATCCATTTTGTGTGATCTACCGTATAAGCGGTGCTGATGCAAAACGTAAGGCATACACGAAAGAGTGGTTGGATAACCTTGGTAAATGGTTAGAAAAGCAAACAATCACAATTAAAAACAACACATATAAACTAGAAGAATATCCAGTGCTGACAGGCAATCGAAAGTTTTTAACGATTGACAGACAGACACCTGCATATTTGGACAGTATAAACGAAAACAAGTCTGAGAATTGGGCTATCAATATTTCTGCCCGATATCAAAACGACTTTGATAGATAAATTAACTATTAACTGGTCTACGACAGGATGTAGATCACTGACCTTGAAAAGATAAAGGAGAATCATAATGGCAGTTACAACAGGTAAAATTGACCGTAAGTATATGGCTCATTTCTTAGATGCAGGCTCTTTGTGCGGTGGTAAAACACCATCTTATGAACGTCTTGGAAAAGACTTAGAAGAGTACAATGTCGAACTTAATCCAGATACAGAAACAAGTAAAAATATTATTGGAGAATCTACATTCAAACACAATGGATATGAGGTTTCTTCAGAAGCTGACCCTTATTATGCAGAAGCTGACAGCACATTAAGCCAGAAGTTGCAGGATATCATTGATAATCGTTACAAAGACGATAATCTGAAAACTACCGCAGTAGAAGTACACCTATGGAAAGAAGCATCAAGCGGAGCTTATGAAGCATACGCAGAAGATTGTTATATTGTTCCAACATCCTACGGTGGAGACACAAGTGGTTACCAGATTCCATTTACAGTTAACTACGCAGGAAACCGCAGAAAAGGTACTTACAACGTAACATCTGGAACATTTTCAGAAAGTGCTACACAGGACTTAAAAGACAACAGCAAAGCAGTTTTATCATAACAAGGAGTGCAGGATATGGAAGAACTTAGACGAAAAGTCAAAACTGGGGCATTAAATGTAATTTTAACAAACGAAGATGATGAGGAAATCGGAAGATTCCCATTCAACCCAGTTGATTTAAATATCGTAAGAAGATACGAAGAAGTTGTTGCTAATTTGGAAAAGATGGAACTTCCAGAGGATGCTACAGAGCAGGATATCTTAGAACTGTCTGACAAATTAGAGGGGCAGATTGATTACTTGCTTAACTCTAAAGCTTCTAAGTCTGTATTTGCTATTTGCAATCCACTAACTCTTACAGAAAGCGGAGATTTTTTCATCGAGAACATTATCGTGGAGATCGCAGATATTATTGAGCAGGTAACAGACCAGAGAATTAAGAAGAAACAGGCGAAAATTAAAAGGGCAACGTCTAAATATCACAAATAATGGAAGTTTGGGAACTTCCTACATCCATAGTAGTTGGTGGCATAGATTATGAAATACGCACAGATTTTCGTGCAGTTCTGGACATTTTAAAAACATTTAATGACCCAGACTTTGAGAACGATGAAAAGTGGATTGTTTGCCTTACCATTTTATACGTTGATTTTGGGAATATGCCACCACAAGACTATGAAGAAGCTATTGAAAAAGCCATCGAATTTATTGACATGGGTATCAAAGATGATGGGAAGAAACAACCTCATGTGATGGATTGGGAACATGATGCACCAGTTATCATCCCATCTGTTAACCGTGTACTTGGAAAAGAAATACGAGCTATGCAGTATTTACATTGGTGGACTTTTTTAGGTGCTTATATGGAAATTGGAGAATCCCTTTTCTCACAGATTCTTAATATTCGTATAAAAAATGCGAAAGGAAAGAAACTTGATGATTGGGAACGTGATTTCTATAGAGAAAACAAAAATTTGATTGACTTAGATGTTAAATACACCGAAGAAGAATTAGCAGAAAGAGAACGTCTTAATGCACTTCTTAATGGACAGAAAGGGGTGTGATTAAATGGCTACACAAAAAGCGGATGGAAGTATTTATATCAAAACAGAAATTGATACAACCGAAGCAAAAGCAAGTGTGAAAGAAATTGCATCCCTTTTAAAACGTTTATCCAATCAAGTAAAAACCATTGGAAAATCAATGGAAAAAGCCATGAGTGGCGGTATAAAAGCACCAGATACAAAAGGCATGGACGTTGTCGAAGAAAAAGCAAAGACCGTGGCTAAGGAACTGGAAAAGACCGCACAGGCAGAAAAGAAGCTTGATAACATCGACATTAAGACGACTGCACTTGATACGTTAGATAAAGCAATAGAAACCACAGGACAGAAGCTTGCAGAGTTGGAAAAAGCACAGATGGATGTATTTAACAGAAATCAAAGTGTGACTTCTTCTTCTGCGTTTCAAGCAATGGAAAGTGCAGCGGCTAAACTAGATCAGCAATACGAAGAACTTCTTGCAAAGAAAAAGCAGTTAGAAGCACCGACAGCGAGTACAGACAGTGGTCTACCTAAAAGTGCAAAGCTTACTGGTGGAACAGGTCTTGCAAGCGAAGAGAGTGCAAAAGCATTACAAAAATTAAATGCAGAAATCACAGGTACAGAAACGAGTGTTGAATCCTTAAACACCAATTTAGGACAAACAACACAATTGCAGGATGAAATCAGCAATTCAAATATCAAGACAACAGCATATCAGATTCTTGAAGATTCCTTGCAACGTCTTGATATACAATTTGAACAGGTAGCAACAGCACAGCAAGAAATCTTTGCAAGAAATCAGAATGCAACTTCTTCCCCTGCATTTTTAGCATTGGAGAGTGCTGCGGAAAAGCTCGGCAGACAATATGACGAATTACTAGCGAAGAAAAAACAGCTAGACAGCGGAACAACAACCGCACAACCAACAGAAAAAGTACGTACCGCACCGATTACAGGGAACTACGCAAAGACAGCATCAGAAGAAAGCGAGAAAGCCTTAAATGCATTAAATAAGGAAATATCTAAGACTGATGCAAAAGAAAGAAGCCTTGTTGGAACAAATGGAAAACTTGGTTCATCTTACACCAATATCGGAAGCAAAGTAGCGGAAACAAACGGAAAATTAAGCAAAACAAGAATACTTGCAACACTTTTATCAAGTGGTATTAGCAAGCTTGGAAATGCATTAAAAAAAGTTGGTTCATCCGCTCTTAGTGTTGGAAAGAGAATTGGAAGTCTTGTAACAAGCTTCCTTAATACATCACAAAGTGCTGATAATGCACGTTTTTCGATTGGTCGAATGGTTGGTATGAGTATCTTATATTCGACCGTGTTTGGAATGATTGGTAAAGTCAATGCTGCGGTAGCAAGCGGTATGCAGAATCTAGCACAGTATTCCAATCGCACAAATGCAGCACTATCATCTTTGATGTCGGCACTGACACGATTAAAAAACAGTTTTGCAACGGCGTTTAGTCCGATTCTTACAGCGATAGCTCCTGCATTAGTTACGTTGATTAACTTAATATCAAAGGCATTAACCTATGTAGGAATGTTTATTGCAGCACTGACAGGGCAAAAGACATTTACAAAAGCTGTAGGGGTGCAACAAGACTATGCTGCATCTTTAGGAAGTACGGCATCGGCATCGAATGATGCAGCGAAAGCAAGCAAGAAAAACGCCAATGCCACAAAGAAAGCAAACAAAGAGAACCAGACATATCTATCTGGTCTTGATGAAATCAGACAGTTCCAGAAAAAGAACAAAGATGATTCCGACACAACACCTGGTACCGGCGGTGGCGGTGGCGTAGGTGGTGGCGGTGGTGGACTTAGTCCATCGGATATGTTCCAAGAAGTACCAATTGCTAGTTCTATCAAAGGAATAGCAGATAAAATCCGAAAGTTGATTAAGGACGAAGATTGGGAAGGACTTGGAGCATATATCGCAAGCGGTATCAATAAAGGATTGCAAAAAATCTATGATGCTATCAATTGGAATAATGTAGGTCCAAAGATAACTTATTTTGTAAATGCATTTACACGGACGTTCAATAGTCTTGTAGATCACATTGACTGGGATTTGCTCGGACGAACTATAGGTGCAGGTATTAATACACTTGTCAATACAATGAATCTTTTAATTGAGGGTATCGACTGGAAAAATCTCGGAACTAAATTTTCAGTAGGATTCCGCGGATTAGTTAACGAGGTAAATTGGACCAACTTAGGAAATCTGTTTGGGAACAAATTTATGATTGCATGGAATATCTTTAACGGATTTGTTTCTGATATGTCAAGAAAAAGCAATCTTGGGTTGACTGGTTGGGAAGAACTTGGAATATCTCTAGGAAATCTTGTTAATGGAATCTTTGATAAAGTTAATTTCACAACAATTGCCGATACGTTAGTAAAAGGGATTAACGGAGCATTTGCAACGTTAGGGGCATTCGTAAAGACAGTAGATTGGTCTGGAATTGCAACAAACATTACAAATGGTCTTAATGCAATGATTACTGGAATTGATTGGGCGACAGCAGGACAGACATTAAGTGATGCAGTGACAAGTCTGTTAGGCGTGTTCGCTAGCGTAGCACAAAACACCGATTGGAATGGACTTGGAAAAGGAATTGGAACATTTCTAAGCAATATTGACTGGGGTACAATCTTTAGTCAAGTATTCACAATTATAACAAATGTTCTTGGCGGTCTGATTTCTGGTTTTGCAAGCACAACAGCAGGAAAGCTTGGACTTGCATTAGCAACAGCAATAGGTGCTATCAAATTATCCAATGCCTTTACAACACTGTTTGCAAATCAGTCTTTATTGTCTTTTATAGCAAAAATAATTAACGACAAAACTGGAATTGTTGGGATTGTCGAAACAGCCTTAAGTAGCGGATTTACAAAAATATTATCCGCAGGTGGAACAATAGCCAAAGTTTTATCAACAGGAGCAACAACACTTGTCTCTGGCTTAGGTAGCATATTAAGCACAATAGGTACGGTTATCTTTAGTCCGACTGGATTATTGATACTTGGAATTATCGCAGGTGTGGCACTGATTGTATTGAACTGGGATAAGATTAAAGCTGCGGCGTTAAAGGTTTACGAAGTAGCTAAAGACGCTTGGGAAAACCTGCAATCAGCTTTTGATGCAGTAAGACAAAAGGTCGAAGCTGCTGGAAATAAGATAAGAGGTGCTTGGGGCAAAGTTAAAGAATCCGCAGGAAATGTTGCAGAGAAAGCAAAACAATCATGGAATGGATTCAAGGGAGCATTTGAAACTGTTGGAAATAAAATAAAATCCATTGGAGCAAAGATAAAAAGTGTTTGGGATAGCATTAGAACAAAAACAGAATCTGTATGGAAAAGGATTAAAAATGCAGTTAAAACACCAGTTAATGCGATTATCGGTTTTATCAATACAATGATTGGAGCGGTACAGAGTGGTATTAACGCAATGGTTCATGCACTTAATAACTTCCATATCAGCATCCCAGATTGGGTACCTGGTGTTGGTGGAAAATCTGTAGGATTCAACCTATCAACAGTATCTTTCTCAAGAGTACCATATCTTGCAAAAGGTGCGGTTATCCCACCAAATGCACCGTTTATGGCAGTGTTAGGAGACCAGAAGCGAGGAACCAATATCGAAACACCAGAAGCATTATTAAGAAAAATCATAAAAGAAGAATTATCTAATATCAAGATTGAAAGTAATAATGGCGGAAATTATCAGTTCACGGCACAAATTAATCGTAGAACATTATTTGACGAAATGATTACAGAAGCAAAATTAAGACAGATGAATAATGGACAAAATCCATTTGTTCTTGCGTAGAAAGGAGTAAATATGGCACAAGATTATATAAAAATCAATGGTAAGAAAATATTTCAGCCAGATGGTGGAAGTTCTGCAGCATATGAAACAACTTATACGCAAGGTTCTACACGTTCGCAGTCTGGAAAAGGGAAATTTACACCAATGTTTACAATCGAAAGATTTCCTTATACTGCGACTGATATACCAGCAAAAGATGTAGCAGAGATAATGCAAATGATTGTTTACAGTAAAAGCAATAAAAAGACAAAATTTCAGTTGCATTATTTTAGTCCATATTATGGTAAATGGAGAGACGATACATTTTATGTAGGACAGGTGTCTGATATTAAATTTGGAACATTGAAAGACGGAGAAGAAAAGTTTGAAAGCTTCTCTTTTAATGCACAGAGGATTGACCCATTATGATAAATGTAAGTAACGAATTTAAAGAACTTATGTCAGAAAGACAGGATTTTAAAGAGCATGCAGAAGTTACACTTGCAAATGGCACAGTTTTAGAACTGACAGAGGATGATTTTTCAATAGATAACAATAGCCTGGTTGATTCTGCGGGGGCAAACTCTATTCCTTTAGGAGTTGCCCTTAGCAGAAACGTACAGTTAGAAATCATGAACGACGATGATCACTTATCTGATTATGATTTCTTTGGAGCAAAAATCAGACTATATCTGACGTTTGAATTATCATCAACGATAGAAAAAATTGAATACGGTACATTTACCGTCACTCAACCAGAAACCTACGGAAGTGTTGTAACGATTGTCGGCTATGATGATATGTATAAAGCAGATAAGACATACAGCACAACATTGACATTCCCTGCGACAGCAAAGAGTGTGCTAATTGATAGTTGTGATACTTGCGGTATCTTGATTGGAAATAGCAACTTTTTACATAATGACTTCCAGATACCAACCATGCCATCTAGTGAGTATACACACCGACAGATTATAGGTTTTATAGCTATGATTGCCTGCGGAAACGCAAGAATTGACCGCACAGGGCATCTACAGATAATTACATATGATTTTGACTACAGTACTAATATTCACGATATCGAATCTTATGATTCTTTAACAAGTGATACAAACGATGTGCAGGTAACAGGTGTACAAATGACAAAGACTGTCACTAAGACAACAACCGATGAAGATGGTAACGCAAATGAAGAAGATGTGGAAGAATTAGTCAAATACGGTTCAGATGGCTACGTTTTAGAAATAGAGAATCCGTTAGTTGCAGGTCATGAAGAGACATTAGTTTCTTGGATTTATGAAAGATTCAAGGATGTAACGTTTCGTGGATTTACGATGGATTATATTTCTTATCCAATTGCAGAGTTTGGAGACAAGATAAAGATTACAGACTGGAAAGGGAAAAGTTTCTATTCAGTATTAACAGATGTAAACTTTGTATTCTTTGGGTATACAACACTACAAAACAGTGCAGAATCTCCAATGAGAAATCAAAGCAATTACACGTCAAGTGAACAAAAAGCACTGATTCAAGGGAAAGAATTAATTGAACGTGAAAAGACAAATCGTGAAAATGCGATTAAAAAACTGAACGAAACACTTAAAAGTGGTAGTGGATTGTATTCAACGGAAGAGAAGCAACCAGACGGTTCTAGTATTTATTACCTGCATGATAAGAAGTCACTTGCTGAATCAAGAAATGTTATTAAGTTAACATCAGATGCAATCGGTTTTTCCACGGATGGCGGTAAAAATTATCCATATGGTTTTACAATCACAGGCGAAATGATAACAAGATTGCTTTATGCAGAGGGAATCAATGCAGATTATATCAATACTGGTGCATTGACAGTCAAGGATAAATCTGGAAATATTATCTTTTTTGCAGACATAGAAACTGGTACTGTAAGGATTTCTGGAGATAACGTCACAATAGGTGGAAAGACTGCAACAGAAGCAATTAATGACGCAATCAATGAAGCGAAAAAGTCTCGTGCTATGATTATAAATCTTGACAAGGACTATCAAGCAATCGCAACAGATTACAAAGGAGAATACACAGCGTTTCCAGAATGTCACACGACAGCACAGGTTTTATACGGTCATACCGATATATCTAACGACTGTACTTACAACGTGCAGAAGTCAAGCGGTGTCGTAGGTGCTTGGAATGGTTCAACACACACCTATACTGTAACAGGATTAACAACAGAGGTTGGATGGGTAGATATTACAGCTAATTACCTTAATACATATTCTGTCACAAAACGATTTGATATTGCTAAATTAAAGGGTGGTATCCCCGGAGAAACAGGTGCAACAGGACCACAAGGCGATCAAGGAAGTGCAGGAAGAACCTACTTTATGGAACCATCCGCAGGAATCATCAAACGATCAGCGGACAGCTCAATGGTGCCGAACTATATTACACTGTCTGGTTATTATCGTGATGGTACAGCAACAGCACGAACAGCATATAAATGCCGATTTAAGATTGAGGAAACGATTGACGGAGACACATACGAAACTGTCTATACTTCATCCACAGATGAAACATCAATCACTCACAGCCTATATGGTGCTCTTGCAACAACGAATGGCGGAGCGATTCAAGCAGCAAGCAATAAAGCAATCGGTATCCCTCGAGATGTAGCAGCACTTAGATGTACGATGTATGCGGCAGGTGGATTTACAGAGGTTCTTGACATTGAGACAATTCCTGTTGCAATAGATGTTGATGCGTTGACACATGAAGAAATCTTTAATCTTCTAACCAATGACGGAGCATGGCAAGGTATTTATCGTGGGTCTGACGGAAAACTGTATATCAACTTTACATATGCAAGAGGTGGAGCATTATCGTTAGGTGGATTGGATAATGCCAATGGCGAACTGAAAATGTATGATGCAAGCAATGCATTAGTAGGACAATGGAATAAAGATGGGCTTGATATATCAAAAGGAACAATTAGGGGTTCTAAAATTATATTGAAAGATGTTTTAGATACTATTGTTGGTTATACTTCTGATTCTAAAGAATCTTTGAAAATTGATTGGTCTGGCTTGAAAATTGCCTGTTATGGATATCCATTTGTTGGAAATGGACTGATAAGTATAGAACCAACTTTGTTTTCTGGATTACAAATTTCTTCAAATAATGATGGTTCTGGTAAAACTAGTTTTTGCGGGGAGAATGGTTTAGCTGTTATGAAAAATAACAGTAAAGGAATGGCAACATGGATGCCAAGTCAATTAGATAATGTTGCTTACATGAACTACAATGAAATAACCGTGCAAACTGGATTTATGAAAAAGATATCCACGATAACACCTACAGAAATATCTACAACAGGAAGTAAAAGCAGAATAATCCAAACAGAAAATTATAACAAACGACTGCAATATTGTTATGAAACACCAACACCAATGTTTGGAGACATCGGAACGGCACAGACTGACGAAACAGGAAAATGCTATATAGATATAGATGATGTGTTCCAAGAGACAGTTAATACAGATGTTGAATATCAAGTGTTTTTGCAGAAAGAGGGTAAAGGCGATTTATGGGTAGAAGAAAAAACACCTACTTACTTTTTAGTAAATGGTACAGAAAATCTTAAGTTTTCGTGGGAACTTAAAGTTGTTCAAAGAGATTACGAATTTGAACGATTGGAAGAATATAACCACGAAGAAAAAGAAGAAGAGATAGACTATGAGCAAGAATATATTGACGAAATCAATTCGTTAATTGAAGAACAGGAGGAAATGTTAAATGAAACAGTTGAGTAGCTTTATGGCACTGAATATTGATGGTGGAGACAGAGTAACTTATACATACAATGATATTGACGATAACACAGGAGAGCCAATCAGCCGAAATAATAAGGGCAATTTTTACGTTGTTGACGATGAACTGAGGGAACATATTAAAGCTATTAGAGACTTCATCAAAGATAATAAACTGAATGATTAAGGAGTGATATTATGGCGGTTAATGTACCTCTTATATTAATTAATGATTTGCCAGAGCAGGAAATTCCCACGGATGATGTATATTTAATCATCGGTGGGAATGATGCAAAAAAAGTAAAGGTTTCAAATCTTTCAGAGTATTTGAAAAAGAGACTTCAAATTGAAGATATAACAACAAATATTGAGAATTTGTCCGAAAATATAAACAAAAAGCAAGACATTATAGAGGACACAGGATGGGTTGAGTGTAAATACGGAAATGGCATCGTTCCATACACAAGTAATTCACATGCAAGAGTACGGAAAATTGGAAATATTGTATTTTTGCAGGGAACGTTAAAAAATAATACGGCATGGTCTACACACGATAGTATTTTAACGTTTGATAAAAAATTTGCACCATCACAGGAAAGTCGTTTTCTATGTCAAGGAAGCGGACTTAACAGGTTTTTACTTACTGTCAGAACGACAGGGATATGTAAAGTTGAAAGATATGGAACAACTAAAAGTATTACTGTTGAAACAGGTGCGTGGCTTAACGTATTTGCTACATGGGTAACAGGGTAATAGGGTTTATATGATGAAAACAATTACAATAAATGATTTGGAAACATAATAACATATTTTTACATATAGTGAAAGGAGAAACTATGAATCTTAAATTACGTTTCAAGAATAAAGCAACATTAGTAGCATTGGCTTCTGCCTTAATTGCATTCATCTACCAGATTCTTGGAATCTTAGGTATCACAGCACCAATAGCACAGGATGCAGTATCACAGCTTGTAGGTATCATCCTTAATATCTTAGTGGCTGTCGGGGTATTGGTGGACCCAACAACAAAGGGAATCGGGGATAGTGTCAACGCAATGTCTTATGAAGAATTAGGACAGGCAGTAGACCCAGATTATCAAGGACCTGTTGACTTAACAGAAAATACACACAAAGAGGTGGAATAAAATGAAATTTATCAACAAATTTGCTCATAGTTCCAATTACGGCGGAACTAGAAAGCTAAGTGATATTAAATATATCGTTGTGCATTTTACAGGGAACAAAGGAGATACAGCCTTAAATAACTGCAAATATTTTCAAGGACCAAACAGACACGCTTCTGCTCATTGTTTTATTGATGGTAGTGGAGTTGTATATAAATCTGTATCTCTTAAGAGAGTAGCATGGGCAGTAGGTGGATGTTATACTTTAAAAAATGGTGCAGGTAGCAAATACAAGGTTGCTACAAATGCAAACAGCTTAAGCATTGAAATGTGCAATTGCGTAGGTGGTGTAC